TTCGCATCAGTAATGAACAATTTGCCTTCCAGGGCAAAATACTTAGACCAGAACATCCAGTCAGGACGTTCGATGATACGATAGAAAAGAATGGAATCGTCACCGCTAAAAGCGGCGCCGAGAGAATTAGTGGAACGAGATTGTAAGTCGTAACGAAAAGACATGTAAGCAATATTATACCAAGTGTTGAAATCATAAGTGCCAAATTCGCCTGTGAAGCGCATGATAGCAGAAGTACCTAACTGAGTGAACATTTCCGTTTTAATGAAAAAGTACAGCTCAGTCAGGTCAGGGAAAGTTATATCTAGAGAAAAGTAGGAAAAAATACAAAGTTCGAAAGAGAGAGTTTCAGCACGACAAGACATGTCGTACTTGGTGAAATCGCAGGTAGAAGCAATTCCAGGAGTGGAATACTTCTTGGAAAAAGAATCGAGATCATGGAGAGTTCGACCACCATGGATGTAGACATTAGCACGCATTAATCGGTAAAGAATTGCGCGCATATATCTAGTCCAGGGGCCAAAATCAAAAACATTGACATCAGGGGAAGTGACAAGAGGTTGACCAGGTTTAGCTAATGGTTTGTTGATGCTTGCATCATCATCTTCTTCAAGACGAAAATTGCGAGCACCAGTTTCAGCTTTTGCCTTAGATTGAGATTTGACAAAAGCTTCCATGTAGTTACGAGGCCACTCAGGTTCTGAGCGGTCGATGTTGTTCCAGATCGTGGAAATTGGTTTGTTTAACTTGACAGCGACAGTCTGGATGGTGGCCCAGAGCATTGCAGTCTCGTCAAACTCGATATCTTCTTCAGGAAGTTGAAGATATTTACGCCAGTGGGAGAAAAGAATGGGTCCTAACCAGGATTTCTGGTCGAACTCACGTCGATTTTCATCGGGAGTGGCGTAGTTAAAACGAGTTTTAATCGCAGAAGCGAAAAGAGTGGGATCTTGAGAAGCAGTTTGCTTTGGAAAAAAGTTTGCTTCATAAGGTAAAGATCCCTCTCTAGTCATTTCGTAGAATTGACGAGAAAGAGTGTCGTGATAAACCAATTCCCGATCTTCACGAGGAAGAACGGGTTCTAGTTCAGCAAAATCGAGGGGATTACAACAAGAAGGTAAATGAGTGGATAGATGATCTTCGGCGGGCTTGCCGTCGCGATCATCAGATTCGGATTCGTAAAATTCCATGATAACTGGAGCGTTGGCACGGAAACAAGCGGGAAGATAATCCAGACGCTGGTTAGACCAGGTGCAGAGAGCTTGAGAAGTGCGTTCAACGAGTCCAGAACCATAGAGGTGAGAAACATTAGGAGATAAAACGAGAATAGGTGAAGGGTAAAACTTAGAGGGAAATACAGAGAGTACAGATACAGGGAGAGTTTGACCCAGTAAGGGACCAAGAATAGGGTGTTGAGAAATGCGAGGAAGATCCGCTGGACGCAAGTCGGATTGAATCCAGAGGATTTTCTTCGCACGGGTAACAGCTGTAAAAATAGACTGATTGGAGCAGGATAGGAGAGTAGCGTTGTTGATTTTGACGACTACTTCATCCCATTCAGCTCCTTGAACTTCAGTGTAAGTGAAGGCAGCATAACCATCCCGAACGTAAGCGCCCTTTACTGTGTCTGAAGGACACAGTACAGGGATCTTACGTTCGGCTTGGTGCGGCATGTAATAAGAAAACCGAACATCCCCCATCTCATTGCTGTGCGAAGTGATGTTGAAGCAAGCAGCAATGCGATGGGGGATGCGGTAGGAATAGTAACGATAATAAGTGGAAAACTTACAGAATTGATCGAGACAAGAAGGGTGTTCGAGAAGGGTGGAAGATGCACGAGAATGTTCACTCTCGGGAGACCACGCTCCTTGAAGGCGGTCGCCTAAAAGGATCATGTGAGAGAGATCAGTCTTGTGCAAAATGAAGAAATCGAAATAACCAGGAGGAAAAAGTCCAAACTCATCGAAAATAGCGAAACGTGCGTCAGTAGCGAGCGCATGTTCCCAAGTTCGAAAAGCATCTTTTTGGTTCTTGCGGATAGCAGGAAATTTAGCAACGGTTTCCTTGCGTAGGAACACGCGAGGGAAACCGAAGCAGAAAGAACCAGGGAACACATGCGTAATGTTAGCACGAATGCGTTCGATGATGGGACGAGATTTTCCAGAACCGGGGAGTCCTTCGACAACTGCAACTTGAATGGGATGTAGGGAAGCAGTTTCGAGGGAACGAGTGATTTGACCGGGGGTGGAAGTTTCGAGATCAAGAAAACCTTTCTTGAAAGCCAACCCAACTTCCTCAGCTTTGTAAGCATTCCAGAAAGCTTTGGCAGCTTCCCGGTTGGGAGTGTAGGTTGACCAAGAAAAGTCAGGAACGGTGGAAAAAACAGAAGGCCATGAAAAAGAAGAAGCTTCATCAGCCTCAAAAAGGCCGGAACCGAAGACGTGTTGCACGTCAAGGGTTCCGTACTTGTGAGGCAGATGGGCAAGCTCAGGGAGTTTGCCAATCATAGCAGAGAAATGGCCGCCAGCTCCTTTGGTTGGAGTCCAAACAATTCCCACAGAAAGTGAGGGAGATTGATTTGGATTCCAACCAACGAGCTTTGGGCCGGAGGAATTACCTAAAGGATAATGAATGTAAATACTGATCTGCAAGGCAAGACCGAGGATGTGAGCATGGTAAGTGGAAAGACCAAGACCAAGGTAAGCTTGCTTGAGACCAGAAGGGTTAGTATTACGAGTTAGGATGCCCCAGAGAACAGTGCGTTGAGTATGAGTTACCTCTTCGAGGGCACGAAGAAGGCAGTCAAACTCAGGGTAAGGCATTGGTCCGGGGCAGTGAAAATCGGGGACAGAGGTAGCGGGAAGAGAAGAGTACTTAGCGGCGAGATTTAGTTGATACAAATCCTTGACATGGCGAACATTTGGAGGTTCGCGCGGAAAATTGACAGGGAGATGTGGGCGGTTGGGAGAATCGACATCCGGTGCAGCAGCATCAGACTTTGGAACGAACATGGGAACAGAACGTTTGTGAGTCGTGGTGGGATGACGGATGTGTCCAGCGTGCGTCCCTGGATTGCGTGGCTTGGTGTGAGCGTTGTGAGCAATGACAGGGGGGACGCGGTTGGAC